GGCCTCGCTCCTGTAACCGGTTCAGGTCTTCCTGTTACACCAAACGGTGGCAACATCGTCGTGACATGGGACAACGGCGTGAACAAGATCTTCAAGCTGTAGGGGGCGGCTAATGAAACTGGGCGGCGCATCGATTGTCGAAACCTTTGGCCCATTCTCGACCGTAGTAGGTACAGCAGCCAATACGTTCACAACCAAGAGGGACATTTCACCTCTTCCAATTCCACGCATTCCTGGTGGAACGCTGTACATTGGCGACATGATTAAGATCGAAGCAGAAGGCGAGTATAGCTGTGCTACAGGTGTAGTTGCTACACCAGGTTTGCACTTGTGTACAACCTACGCCGATGATGCTACGACGCCAGTCGTTGCTACCGACATAGCACTTGCTTCAGCGATTACGACTGGAACGAGCCCTACTGCTTGGCCGTGGCGTATGGAGTGGCGAGGCAAGGTTACCAAGACTGGAACTGCTGGAACGTTAGTTGGAGAAGGTGATTTGGAGTTTGGAACCTCTCTTACAGCGTTTACCGGTTCACCAATTCCGATTACCCTAGCACTTCGTACTGTAGCAATTAACACGACAATCGATAATCGTATTGGTGTCTCTTGGACTTGGGGAGCTTCTGCAGCTGGAAATACTGTTACGACATACAGTATTACATGCCAGCGTCTGAATTAAGGGGGACATATGGCACTCACTGTTCCTAATGCGGGAGGTGCTGCGTTCTCGGCACAAGCTCGTCTGGACAGCGTTGACCTAGATGCCATCGTCGCCGGGTCAGGGTTGGACGGCACGGTTTCCGGGGCAGCTGTCACCACAACGGGCGCGGCCAACGGATCTGTGTCGGTCGCCGCCGGGCAGATCCGTTTCGATGACGTGTTGTATACGGTAACAACAGGGACAGTAGCGATCGCGGCCAACGCGACTGGCAATCCACGTCAGGACCTAATCGTTGTCGGGTCCTCAGGCACTCCTACGCGAGTCGCAGGAACAGCAGCAGCCGTACCGGTGTTCCCTTTGATCACCGCTGGGTCGGTAGTTCTAGCTGCCGTGTACGTTCCTAATGGTCATACGGGGACGACGATCATCCCCGCGAACACTATCACCGACAAACGAGTGTTCGTGCCGGTATGGATGTCCAGTAATACTCGTACAACCGCTAACATTTCGCAAACTGACGACAACAAGGTCGCGTTGACCGTCAAAGGCAAGTCGTCAGTCGTCGTTAAAGCACTTTTCGAGATCGACGACTTCAACGACGCTCCCATCCTGTGGATCATGAACACTGGTGGGATCGGCGTCAACGACCGGCTGGCTACTCAGTACTCAGTGCCCGGCACCCAGAACTTTATCGTGAACATTTACGGCCACGTATGGTCGGGGACAATGGTCCAGTATGCCTTTGCTGGTCCACCTGGCAACATGATGTCGTGGACCGATTCGGTGCACGAGGTTTATGAGGTGAACCGTGCCGCGACCGTCGGGGCTTGGGTGGCGGTTGCTGCTTGTACAATTGCAACTCAGGATTTGGGCTCACCACCCTCGCCGATGTCACCCACTACATATCGCTCCGCAATAAAAATTACAAACACGACCGGTGGAACCGCATGGATCGCTCAACCGGGCGGGGCGTTCTCGTTACCTGATCAGGTAGCTGGGACTGTTATCTCAGGAGTAGCATGGTTGAGGTCCGCTACTGCTGCTGCATCACGAAATGCTACGGTTAGGTTTTCATTCTATACCGCAGCTGGTGCTGCCGTAGGTGCTGACATCGACAGTACCGCCACGCCTATTCCCAACACAGGTGTGTGGACTATCGTCCAGTTGCCTGCGATCACCGTTCCCGCTACTGCGACGAACGTGCAGATCCACGTACTGATAGCGAGCGCTAACACCGAAATTCACTACGTGTGCGGTGTAGGTATCATGCAGGGCGTTGAGGCAATATTCGCTCCGCCGTTGGTCAGTCAGAACCCTGCCGGGCACATTGAGTTGGGCTCCTACGCGGGCGACCGATGGGTACGTTTGGACAGACCTGGTGTGCCTGGCAAACGCGAGTATGTATGCGTTACGGGCGGTGCCCCACGCTTTCAGCGGTGGCGAGCTATTGATTCGTCTACTGTGTACAGGCTCGAAGCAGACGTTACCAACTCAACTGTAACAGCTGCCAACGTAGTGAACTGGGCTGTTGATGTAGTTGCTAATGAAGTTTACACGCTTACCTACACATTCTTGCTTACCTCGGCGGCGCTGACAACCGGTTGGCAGTTCGGTTGGACTGGACCTGCCTCACCGACTCTATTTAATGCAGTTATTGAATATCAGTCTTCGGCTACAGCGTGGACAGTCCAAACAGTACAATCATTTACGACTGGTACATTGGTTACCGCAGCGTATGTTGCTACTCCAACTCCTATCGCGGTGCGGATCAGTGCACAATTAATTAATGGGGCTAACGCTGGCACTGTCAATTTCAGGTTCTCATCTGAGGTAGCCGCTAGCGCCATCGTGCTCAAACGCGGTGGCGTCCTCATGGTGACGTAGCCCAGTGGCCGCCTTTACCGTCGGCCAGTCCACGCTCCAGGGCGGAGATACGCTCCAGAGCGAAGATGCTGCTTCGTTAGCGATTGATCCGTCTTCTCCTGCTATTGTCACCAACGCTGTTGGAACTGTATCCGCACTAACTACAGCATCCTTCATACCTCCTAGCGGATCTCTTCTAGTTGTTGAATGGACTGGTAACTCTGTAAGTGCTGCAAATCCTTCAACACCAACTATTACAGATAGTCTTGGCGTACCATTAACTTATACGCTACTTGATTGGCAATCGCGGGCTAACTCTCCAACTGCTAATGGTCAAGCAGCAACTTGGACGGCACTAGTAGTTACTAGTGCCGCAATGACAATAACCGTTAACAATAACGCAGGCTCAGGCAGTCGACAAGCAGAACTTAAAGTCAAAGTATTTACAGGATACGATACTAGTGCTCCAATCGGTGCGCATGGTAAATCTGGTTCTGTGTCAGCATCATCAATTTCGCAAAACTATACTGCGCAATCTTCTGGTGGCTTAGGTGCAATAAATGTTTGTGACTGGGATGCTACTGGAAATATGACTGCAGGTACTGGTTGTACACTAACTGATGGTGGCACCGGTACCGTTCCAACTACGCAGATATCCTACGGCCAGATCAGACGTACTAGTACTGACGATGTGCTTGGTAATACTAATACGTTAAATGTGACTATTGGCGCATCATCAACTAACTTGTCATGGACTTACTACGAAGTAAATCCTGCACCTCTTGTTGGTGCCGAATCACCTTCCTTACCATATGCTATCAGTATACCTCCTGAAATTTTGTACGAGTTTATCATAGCCCATCAGCAACGCGTTCAATCAGGCAATACATCAGCACCTGACCAAACCATAATACCTACTGGCATCGAATCTAGCGAAGCTTTTGGCAATCCAAGCATAACATCAACAGTCACAGTATCTGCAACGAGCATATCTACCTCTGAAGCTTTTGGCAACTCAACTATTTCATCAACAGTAACAGTCAGTCCTAACGGCATATCTTCAAGTGAGCAGTTTGGCAATCCAACTATCTCAGTGATTACAACCACCGCGCCTGGTGGAATAGTCTCAAGCGAACAGTTTGGTAATCCTACAGTATCACTTACAGTGCCATCTTCAGCTATACCTTCCGCGGAACGCTTTGGCAATCCTTCACTTACTACAACAGTCTCAGTTGCATCTGCAGGCATCACATCTAGCGAGCAGTTCGGCAATCCTAGCGTCCAAGTCATTACAGCGGTTAACGCAACAAGCATAGCTTCGGCAGAACGCTTCGGCAATGCTGTAACTACTTCGACAGTTGCAGTTACATCGAACAGTATCACATCTTCAGAACAGTTTGGCAATCCAAGTGTACAAGTCCTTACAGCTATCAATGCTACGAGCATACCCTCATCAGAGGTCTTTGGCAATCCAACTGTCACAACAACTATTACAATCAATGCAACTAGTATCAGTTCTTCTGAGCAGTTCGGTAATTCCAATGCTGGTACTGCCGTATCGGTTACAGCTTCAAGTATATCTTCCGCAGAACGCTTCGGTAACCCAACCGTAACCACCACAGCTTCAATTACTCCTACAAGCATTACCACTTCAGAACGTTTCGGCAATCCGACAACGACAACGACAGTAACCGTTAACGCTTCATCTATCACATCCAGCGAAAGCTTCGGTAATCCATCACTTCAAGTAGCAACCACAACTAGCGCCACAAGTATTGCATCATCGGAAGCATTTGGCAACCCTTCAGTTACTACTACAGCAACAGTTACTCCTACAGGCATCGCATCTAGTGAACGCTTTGGCAATCCTACCCTACAAGTCGCAACTTCAATTAATGCCACAAGCATTCCAAGCTCTGAAGCTCTTGGTAATCCGACCATTACTGCTGGCCCAGTAACTGTTGTAGCTTCTTCAATCACTTCAAGTGAGCGTTTTGGTAATCCTACAATCACTCCTGGTTCTGTAACCGTTGCAGCCTCCGCGATCGCTTCAAGCGAACGTTTCGGCAATCCAACAATTGTCTCAGCTAGCGCAGTAATCAACGCAACGAGCATACCTTCAAGTGAGCGATTCGGCAATCCAACAGTCACAACAGGATCTGTAACTGTCACAGCAACAAGCATTCGATCAGCTGAGCAATTCGGCAACGCTCAAGTAAGCCTTGGTATCCTACCGCAACAGGTTCAAGCGTCAAGCATTACTTCAGCAGAACGTGTTGGTCAGCCATTCGTAGGCTACGAAGTTCAGATTGACATCAACGTTACAATGACAACCGAATCGATAACTTGGTTCGCTGATCCTGTAACAGAGACATTCGAAACCATTGAAACGATCTCCTGGTTCGATGATCCCAGTATTGAATGGATTTCTGAATAAGCAATCTTGTGCGGAAATAGCTCAGTCGGGCCCTGTGGGGAAGTAGGAGGACATGGACGCGGTTGACGTGGGCAGTGAGGGTCTCGCCCAGTACATCGAGACTACCCTCGAGGAAGTGTTCAAGGGGTACTCTGTCGTTGACATGTCCCCCGAATACGTACTTGTGTCTAAGAAGCTCGCGGACACAAGCAACGTAGACCTGCGCGAGCTCGGTTATACTTCGATGAGTCCATGGACTGCGTGGACTCGCGAGGAGCGCATTCCTGAGCTCCGCGACAAGCAAGGCATTCGCAAATGGTACGATCTGAAGCGTAACGACGGAACTGTTCGTGGATCGTTGAGGCTACTCAAGACGCCTATCCAGGCTGCACACTGGTTCTTCGACCCTGCTAGTGATAGCGCTCTTGACAAGAACATAGCTAAGTTCGTCGAAGAGAACTTGTTCGAGAACCTAAACGTGGATTGGTCACAGGTGCTCGATGATGTGTTGCTCATGTTTGACTACGGCTATATGGCCTTCGAAAAGGTTTGGGATTTCAACCAGGATGGCAAGGCAGTACTGAAGAAGCTTGCTCCGCGTCATCCACTCGACATCCAGGAATGGATCTTCGACGACCGTGGTGGCCCTGCTGGCATCGTAATGGAGCCGTTCGTTCCATACGGTAACCAGAGCGGTTCTGGATTCGCTCCCGGCTTCCCATTCCCGACATCACCTGCTGAACTTGCAACTAGTTTGGGTCAGTTCATTCCGATCTCGAAGCTGGTTATCTTCTCCCTCGAACCTGAAGCTGGTGACCTACGAGGTATCTCAGTGCTACGCTCAGCGTACAAGCACTGGTACTATAAGGATACGTTGTACAAGATTGACGCTATCCAGAAAGAACGTCACGGCATTGGTGTGCCTGTGATCGTTCTTCCTCCTGGGTTCACTGCTGATGATAAGAAGCTGGCTGACGAGCTGGGTCGTAACCTTCGTACGAACGATCGTGCTCACATCGTTATTCCTTCGAACTGGCAGATCATGTTCGCCAAGCTCGAGGGTCAGCCTGTGTCTGCTGTCGAGTCGATTGATCACCACAACGATCAGATCAAAGCAAACATCCTCGCCAACTTTATGGACTCGGACAACGCTGGTGACAATGCGTTGGACATGTTCTTCAAGTCGACTCGTTACCTTGCTATGAGTATCTCAAACATCTTCAATCGCTTCGTCATTAGGGAACTTGTCGATAAGAACTTCAAGCGTGGAAAGTACCCAAAGCTTCGTGCTCGTCGCATTGGCGAATGGAATGATCTTCGCACCCTCAGCTTCGCGATCCGAAACTTCGTTGGTGCTGGACTTATTACTCCTGACGATCCACTTGAGGCCTCGCTTCGTGAGGAATCCGATCTGCCTCCTATGGACAAGGCGACAGCACGTCCTATTATACAGCTTCAGATGCCTGATGATGGATCAGGTGAAGGTGGTCAAGGAGATTCTAATACTCCTCATCCGCCTCAGCCAGGACGTGCAGGACCGCCACGCCAAGGACCTCCTTCGACGAAGAAGGCAGGAGCGGCTAACGTAGGCCGTGATGCGTCAGGAGGTAAGTAATTAGTATATACTGAATCGTTGCTGGTTCCTAATGGTTCAAGCGATAATACAAGTGAGGGAGGTACCGCAGAGATGGGGAAGAGTTTCGGGTGGTGGGTCGACCTCGCGAAGGTCACTCTCAACGAAGCCGATGCCACGACGTGGGTGCATGCTCTCCCGTTCGGAGAGTACAAGCACCCAATCTACGGCGACATGGTCTTTGACGCAAGCAAGCTCGGAGCTCTCGCCACGAGTGTCAAGTCCAAGACGCGCGGAGTCGATCTTGACATCGACTATGATCACAAGACCGACCCGGTCAAGGGCAACCAGGCCGCGGGATGGGTGAAGGACGTCGACGTTCGTAACGATGGCCTTTACCTGCAGGTCACTTTTACGCCTACAGCAGCGGGAGAGATCAAGGAGAAGAAGTACCGTTACTTCTCCGCGGACTTTACCGACGAGTGGACCGACGCTCTAGGTGTTACGCACAAAGATGTTCTCATGGGTGGCGGGCTCACAAACCGGCCGTACATGAAGAATCTGATGCCAGTCAATCTCTCGGACCTCCTTCTGGGAGAGCCCAAGGACGCACCGGAGGCAGAAGTGGATATTGCGAAGCTCAGGGGGCTCCTTGGGCTGGCGCCGGAGGCTGACGAAGCTGCAGTTACGTTGAAGCTGGCGGAGACTGTCGCTTCGGTTACGAAGCTGACCGACGACAACAAGAAGCTCACGGACGAGATCGCCGTACTGAAGACACCCGACCCACAGGTCGACCCGCAGCTGCGTCAGCTCGTGGAGGCCTCGCCGGCCTTCAAGAAGCTGATGGAAGATCTGGCGGCCAAGGAGCAGAAGCTCAACGAGCAGCAGACCGCGATTCGCCTGGCGGAGGTCAAGGGCCAGCTGGATTCGCTCCAGCGCGGCAAGACGTTCGCTCTGGCACCGTCGGCGCGCGAGGAGCTCGAAGGGCTCATGCTGAAGGCTGATCCTGCCGCGAGCAAGATGCTGTACGACTTCCTCGAGAAGGTCACCACGGGCGCTGCGCTCGTCGACCTCTCCGAGAAGGGCTACACCGGCCGGCGCGTTGGCGACGACGTTGATGCTACTCGTCGATTCAACGAGATGGTGACGCAGCTCGTTGAGAAGGAGAAGCTGGACTACGGTTCGGCCGTCGAGCGTATCGCCAAGGAGAACCCGGTACTGTTCAACGAGTACCGCGAGTCAACCTACAGCTTCAAGGCGTAAGGGGAGGTGAACTAGAGTGGCTGGAGCTAATTACGTTCTCGACAAGGCGTTCAACGTCTTGACGACCTACAACACTTCGGACACAGCGGGTGTCACGGCATACCGGTGCGTTGCGATGAGCACTACAACGGGCATTATCGACATCAACGTCACTGCTACGACGGCGAGCATCGGCGTCGTTCAGGAGGACATCAGCGCGTCACGTGTCGCGACTGGTAAGGTCTGGGCCGATGTTCGTCTGTTGGGCATCACGAAGGTGCGCGTCTCTGATACGCCGGGTACGATCGTCCTCGGCTCGAAGGTCGCAGCGAGTGGTACGTCTGCCAACAAGGGCGGCGTCAAGCTCGCCGTTTCGACGAACGCGCCTCTCGGCATCGTCGTCGGTCCTGTTCCGATCGGCACGCCCGCAGCTGGCGATCTGATCGATGTCCTGTTGACGCCCGGCCTGCCGGTCCTGTAACCTGAAGGGAGTGAAACATGCCAGTTTATAGCCCGACAGGTTCCAGCAACGTCCACATCGATCAGGTTCTGACCCAGATCAGTGTTGGCTGGCCGAACAATGGTCTCGTAGGAGAGCGACTCTTCCCGACCGTTCCTGTCAACAAGCAGTCCGACAAGTACTACATCTTCGGCCGTGAGGGATGGCTCGTCGAGAACGACGTGCGTGCCCCCGGTACCGAAGCGAACGAGATCCCAGGCCTTCAGGTGTCCTTGGACACCTACTACGCTCAGGAACACTCGCTTCAGATTCCGGTGACGGATGAGGAGCGGTGGAACGCTGATAGTCCGTTGTCGCCTGACCGCGATGGCACGGAGCTCGTGACCTCCAAGATCTGGCTCGGTCGCGAGAAGGCAATGCAGACCCTGGCTACCACGGCGGCCAACTTCGCCTCTGGTAACACTACTACACTGTCCGGCACAGCACAGTGGAACGACTACGTGAACTCCGACCCGATCTCGGATCTCCGAACGGCCAAGCTCACGGTTCACAGCCGCATCTTCATGGAGCCGAACGTCGGCGTCATTCCTTACCAGGTGATGACGAAGCTCGAAGACCACCCGGACTTCATCGAGCGCATCAAGTACTCCGAGCGGGGCATCGTCTCCTCGGACCTGATCGGTGCGGTTCTCGGTCTCGGCAGCATCATCATTCCCGGCGTGGGTATCAACTCGGCCAATGCTGGTGCTGCTGCGTCGCTCGGGTACCTCTGGGGCAAGGATGTTCTTCTGGCGTGGGTTCCTCCGCGTCCAGGTCTGAAGATCCCCGCCTTCGGGTACGAGTTCGGCTGGAAGGGTAACCCCGGAGGCCAACTCCAGTACATCGACCGGTGGCGTGAGGAGAAGCGGAAGAGCGACCTCGTTCGCTGCTGCCGCTACTACGACCTCAAGATCGTCGCCCAGGGTGATGTTGGCACGGCGGACGCTGGCAAGGCGATCGCGGGCTACCTGATCAAGACCGCTGTGGCGTAAGGGAGCTGATGATGGCCAAGCAGTACTACGCAACCAATGAGATTCGCCATGGCATGCCTGGCGGAGAGATCAAGACGTTCGTGTCAGGCGACCTCGTTGTCGGCCTGAGCAAGGACGACATGCTGGCGCTCTGGAATGCTGGAGCGCTCACCGAGGTTGACCCTGAGGCTGCCGAGAAGGAAGAGGCTGACCTCAAGGCCAAGATCGCGGAGCTCGAAGCCCAACTCGCTGAGGCTCGTGCCGAGGCCGCAGCTCCGGCGGAGGAAGAGAAAGCTCCGGCGGATCTGACCGAAAAGGAAGCGCCTAAGGCTGCGACTCCCACCCCGAAGGAAACACCGGCGACACCTGCAAAGTAACATCGCCGAAGGAGGGTAGTAACAGTGAGCCGTATTACGGTAAAGGAAGCTCAGGCTTGGGCCGAAGGTACCAAGCTCATTGTTACTGCCCTCGACGTAGACTTGCTCGACCATATGGAAGCTGAAGTTATCACTCAGCTGTCTTCCGCCTTTGATACTGTGACGTGGGTGGATGAAGTCACCACGCCAAAGCTGGTTCGTACGATCATCTCGAAGATGTACGTGTCGTGGGTATATAACCGACAGTACTCCGAGGACGTCGATCAAGGTAACAACTATGCAGCCCTCTTACTCCTGAACGCTACGAACCTCATCACAGGTTTGCTAGCCGGTACGATTGAGCTTCCAGACACTCCTGATGTTGCAGGGTCGCCTGTTTTCTACCCCACAGATGCTTCCTCTGCTCAACTACCTACACGGGATGACCCTTCTCTAGGTCCGGCAGCATTCTCAATGGGAATGACTTTCTAGGGAGGAGGAGAGTGTGGCTATTGGTGGTCCGATTCGTCTGTCGGAGATCAAGTATTCCATCTACGGCGGTCTCCGATTCCACCGGAACTTGTACGCTGGTTGGGCGTTCGAGCCGTCCATTGGGATGGTAGCTCGAGACATCAACAAGCTTGGTCTGGATCTAGAGAACTTCAAGGTACCACTAACCAAAGCAATTCGTTTGATCATGATGCCTTCCATTCGAAAGAACTTCCTTATGGAGGGTCGACCGAACGAGTGGGAGCCTTTGGCGCTCTACACAGAGCAGCAGCGAGGTAGCGCACGACCAATTCTTTACCGTACAGGTAACCTAGAACGGGCTGCTTCAAGCTTTGGTATCTGGACGATTACAGATACATCGGCCACGATCAAAGCGCTGCCTTCGAATGTCTGGTACGGAGCAATCCAGCAGGAAGGATATGGCAGCCTCGGACAGATTGCTCGTAAGCAATTGGGCTCTGGCGCCTCTGCTGCTGAGATCCAAGAACGTGCCGTAGCGCTGTTCATGGGCGAGACACCTTCAAGTAGACAGACCAAGTTCGTCATCCCTGCGCGACCGTTTATTCTGTTCCAGAATGAAGACATCGAAGCCATCCAGGAGATCTTCATTGACTGGATGGAAGACCAGGCGGACCAGGTTGGCAGAAGCTGGAACGTGATAGGATGACATCTCCTTATCCTTATACCGCAAACACGTCGGTCATTGCTCAGGTGATCGTTGACAAGATCGTAGCCAACAAGGACAACTTTGTCATTCCTGTGACAGGTGTAATGTATGGAGATCAAGACAGGATTCCGACAACACCGTACGTGTGTATAGAGCCTAACGACAAGTCACGAGTCCTAGCTGGCGCTCCTAACATGACCAAGAACGAATTCGAAATCTTTATCCTGATCTACTTTAACAATGTACGAGACATCTCAATCAACCGGAAGCAAGCTGATGAGCTCGCATACGACATTGAACACTTTCTCCACCAAGACTTGCAGCTGCGCAGCCCTGATGGAACAGCTAACCTGATCCATGGCTTTGTCAGACTTAATGAATCAGGATACACAGTCAAGCAGAATACACTCTACCGATCAGCTAGGCTGACGTACTTCGGTATGAACAAGACGTCGTTGCCTGAGAACTGAGGGAGCTGTCGTGGCACTACAGATCAAGTACTCGGCGACGTCTGACCAGGCTTGTGTCGTCGATGTGCTGGGCGAGTTCAAGCCTGGTGAAACCAAGGAGTTCAGCGACGCTGAGGTGCAGATGTTCGAGAAGATCCATTTGCACAGACTGGCTGATAGCCACTTCGCTCCGTGGTTCCATCTTACCGTGCATGTCATTCCTGAGCCTGAGGCCAAGACTGAGGACAAGGAGGACTAATGGCACAGAACATTGGAGCCAATGGTCAAATGGGCATTGCCTTCGAGGTGCTGGCACCGCCTGTCCTCGCAGGCTCTGCAACAGCTGGTGGAGGACTCACAGCTGGTGTGTACAAGTACTACATCACAGCCCTCAACGCTAACGGCGAGACGGGCGTCTCCAACGAGATCACGATCACTACGTCGGCAGGCAACTTGACAGGTGCTCTAACATGGGCTACTGTTACTGGTGCTACGGGCTATAAGGTTTATCGCACTGCTGCTGGTGGTGCGACAGGTACGGAGCTCCTCATCGCTACGCTCGGCGTTGTGCTTTTGTACAACGACGTTGCTGTTGGTTCTCCTGCTGGTGCCTTCCCGACACTGAACACAGCTACGGCTGGTGGGACGTACGTTGCTCCTACGAAGTTCTGCCCGTTCAACTCAGAGAACCTCAAGTTCGTTCAGGGTACGATCTGGCGTAGGCCTATTCGTAAGTCGGCGGATATCATCGGTGCCGTTGCAGGTGACGTGCACATCGAAGGTGACATCGAGCTGGAAGCTCTCGAGGACGTCGTCCCATACTTCCTCTTCGCTTCTCGTACAGCTGTCGTCAAAACGGGTTCTACGAACTACACGTACACGTTTACGCCCACTCCTGCGGCAATCCCACAGCGCACGCTAAGCATTACCATCGAGCGCAACACAGGCGTTGTCTTCGGGTACGTCGGATGCGTCGTTAGTACGTTCAAGTTCAGTATCACTGATGGCATCCTGATGTTCACGGTCAGTATCATTGGCCGAGACGAAGCTTCACAGTCTACACCTACACCAACGTTCACTCAGACCGTTCCGTTCGGTGCTGGTCAATACGACATGCAGATCCCAACTGCGACGTCGGTCTTCGACCTCGACCAGTTCGAGTGGTCCTGCAACGACAACGCCACTCCTCAGTACCGTTTGAAGAACACAGGCCGTGGCGCGCAGTTCATCTCCTACGGTGAACGTGCCCTGACTCTGACGTGTGAGCGCGACTTCGATACACGCGCTGACTATGATGCCTTCAAAGCATTGACGTCACAGACGATCACCATGGCCGCTTCTAAGGGTGCGAACAACTCAATCACCCTTCTGACTCCTGTATCCGTGAAGGATACCTACGAGATGGCCATGAGTGGTGAAGGCGATCTCGTACGGGCAAGCATCCAGTATCAACTGGTGATCGATGGAACAGGTAAGTCGTTCCAGATCGATGTGAAGACCCAGGAGAACATTTTCTAAAGGTAGCAAGTAACTAAAGACACTTAAATAGACCTGTTAGAATACAAGAAAGACTAAAGGAATCTACACTTACACTACAAAGCCTACCTGTTTTATCTAACAAGAGTCTACGTTAGGACTCCTAATGGTTCAACCAGAAGTACAACGAGCTCTCGACAACGTGAAGCTCGCAGCCAACATCGGAAAGGCAGTGCTGAAACTCATGGCGAACATGGCAGACCTCATGGCGAAGATCGCCGAGCTCCAGTCGGGACAGACTGAGTCACTGAAGGACGTGCAGCGGCTGATCGCCTCGGGCGACACTGCGGGTGCAGTCGATGCGGTGCAGGCCCTCGTCGACCAGAACACGGCGCTGGACGCGGCTGTCGAGGCGGCTTCCCCGGAGCCGACCACCCCGACTCCGTAACAACGTTGGTGGAGCTGGCCTCAGGTGCGTCTGGGGCCAGCAACACCGATGCGGAAAGGCACAGTTGCGGCCTGTGGGTTCCTGAAGAGAAGGGGATCCCGGTTGACACGGATCATCTTAACACTTATCCTATACACCCTGATTCAATTCAAATGGCATTTGTCCTGTTGGTTGCTTTGGCGGATCTGGAGGGTATTCATGCCAAAGGCTGTAGTTAGTCAGCTTACGGAAAGGTTCGACCTCGAAACGCTTCCTGGCGATGATAACGAGGAGGGCGGATGGGTAGAACTTCGTCGG